AACTATTCTAAACGGAAAGGGTGGGATTCGAACCCACGGTGCTACTAACACGGCAGTTTTCAAGACTGCTACCTTAAACCACTCGGTCACCTTTCCAAATTATCAACGAATTTCAAAGTCCAATTTACGAACTTTACGTTGGCGTCTTGCCTCTTGCCAGGCAATATCTTGAGAAGTCAGAACATTCTTTTGTTCTTTCTGTGTAGAGTTTACCATAATTACTCTACTCAAGTCAACAGCTGAAACGCCATCACCCCTAACTGTCATCATATTATGACATCCACAAACTTGAGTTTTATTTGTGCTGGTTATTTCTCTATTGCAATCTTTGCATCTTACTATGATCATAATTCATCATCCTTATCATTCTAGAAATGATCTTAACATCCAATGGAATTTGCCGTGTGTTTCTATTATTGTTTGAACTAAATTAGAAGTAGCAAACTGTTTTTGTCTATCTGCTTCTTCAGAAACCTCAGAAAAGATTTCTATAATTTTTTTGTTATCGTCTCTCAATTGTCTGATCATCTCATTAGCATCAATTTCTTGAGCACTATTTGAAGCTTGATCAATTTGAGAAACTTCAGTAATTCTTGTAAGAGTGCTTACAGGTTTCATAGTCAAGTATCTCATATGTTCGGTGAGAGTATCAATCTCTTCAAACATTGTATTATATTGTTCACCAAAAAGAGTGTGTAATTGATGAAAATCTGGACCAACTACATCCCAATGATAAATCCAGGTTTTTTGAAATAAAACAAAAAGTGATGCTTGACCATCACTTAAGAGTTTGAATAATTTTTCCATTATACTCTTTTTATCTTTATTTATCAAGTGGGCGATGACGGATTCGAACCCCCGACATTCTGCGTGTAAAGCAGACGCTACTACCTCTGAGCTAATCGCCCGAAAGGTGATGAGTGACCATCACCCGCAGAAGACGCTTTCTGCAATTTTCACTGTGTTAGAGGGCAGTGATAAGAGAAAACACCAAACCTTATTTTTCCTGTTCTCAGGAAGGCACCCAAATGGGGTGGGAGACCTTGCAAGGGTTTATACCTCCAAAGTTTGTCCAGCATTTTCTGTTACTAACGGGGGTGATCAAATCCCCGACCTAAGTAAACTTAGGATTTAGAGTGGTCTCCAATAGCCGTTCTTATCTCCCATAAGAAAGATGTAGGTATCGAACCTACAAAGGACAGTCCCTAATGGAACCGCTGGGAATTCCACCCAGAACCACTTTTATTTAATCTTTTTCTAACAGCATTATCACTAACTCCAAACATTCTACCAGTAGCGGAATAACCATTTTCAAGAACCAGTTTTTGTAGTTCTTGATTACTAGGCCATTCAGCAACTTCTCTACTTTTACAAGAACATTTTACTGAACAAAATATTTGAGTTATAGTTGTTAGTTTCCCACACTCTTTACAAGGGTGTTTTGGTTTTTCTGGTAAAGGTTTGTCAGAAAAACTTTCATCAAATTTTAACACATTATCTGGAATTTTAGAAACACCAGAATGTACTTCACGATGGCAATTTGAGCATAAACAAACACACTTTCTAAGTTCTTCAACAAATACTTGTCTGTTTGCTACAGATGCTGATGGAGTGAAATCTTTTTGGTTAGGATCTATGTGATGAAACTCCAATGCTTCAACACATTTATCATAACCACAAATACCACACTTGCCACCAAATGCTTCAACTGCCCATCTTTTTCTTCTTTGACGAAACTGAACAACTGCTTTACTAGACACTCTAACCTCCAACTACATTATTATTTATAATATTTTAGAGGTTAGAACTCCCATCGTAGGTACTGCCCCTACCAATCTCTGATTAACAGTCAGGCCCGTTCGCTTGCTCGGTCGATGGGAATAAGAACCCGAAGGTTCAGAGCGAAATACGGGATTCGAACCCGTGACACCAACTTGGAAGGATGGGATGTTACCACTACACCAATTTCGCGTTGAGACAATCATAAACTATTTTAGTTTGATTGTCAAGTGTCGATGAAAGGACTTGAACCTTCACAGATTAATCTACTGGAACCTAAACCCAGCGCGTCTACCAATTCCGCCACATCGACAGTGACCCCTCTGTTTGAGCATCATTCGGCGTCCCGAGATAGGCTTGAGGGGTGTTATTGATGGAGTAAGTGTGATATACCTCATCAGGATATAACAGTGACTTACCCTCTATCACTTTTATATATGAACTTGGTGTGCTTCTCTATGACAATTAGCGCAAAGTAAAACACATTTATCAAGTTCATTTTTTATTTTAGACCATTCCCACAAACGGATTTTATTCCAACAGGAAGTAACACAGTATTCAGTACACAGTACAAAGTTGCAAACCTATCCATAACTATATCGCCATCTAACGCTGCCTCATCTCTCAGTCTTCT